AGGTTCCCGGTTATGGTTGTCATTCTTTGGGTGCTGGCAACCACGCTGTCAAGCTTCGTAGGGAGCCCCTCTATTCCATCGGATAACTTTTGGATAGATGCACTGCTAACTTCTGTGCTATATCCAAGAGATTCCATAACCTTTGGATATTTCTCTATCGTGTCGAACCGCTTAATGGAATCTGAAAGTGCATCATTCATTACTTTCAGGGCCGCAGTCCCCACCTTTACGGCTACCATAGAGGCGGTAAGGTCTTTCATGCCGGATGCAGCTTTTTTACTGGAGCCTTGCAGCTTATCCATTCCCTCTATTGTGGTTTCTACTTCTTTTCCGTCAACTTTGACTTTTATTTCTACTACTCCGTCAGCCATGTTGCACCTCCTCCCTATCTGGCAGCCTGTATATCTCCTGTAGCTTCAACATTTGCTTGTCGTATGTATCCTTTTTACCGGGCTTTTTGTAACACCTAATCCCGCAAACTTTAGAAAACTGCGTATCCTCTGGCAGTCCTTTTAAAAGGGCCGCAAATTTTTTGAAGTGCAGTTTCCCTTGCTGCTCAAAAAGGTCTATCTTGTACGCCTGGACGAATGCCGAATATATCAGGTCACCGTCATGATTGATGCGGTATGTTTCCTTAATGTCTCTTTTGGGCAATGGATTGCCTTGTAGGTCTGTATCCGGTTCAACATCATTTATCCCGGAATAATACTCTATAATCTTCTTCAAGAGTTCACTTTTTTCAATAGCATCCAACTCCGAAAGATTGTCTTGTACCAGAACCCGTATACCCACATCGGCTTTTATAAGTTCTGGTACATTTTTATCGTCTAACAGGTCGAATACTCTCAAAAGCTTGTCAAAAGAGGCATTCACCCTGTATTCGCATCCATCTATGGTTACAGTGTCGATGCAGGTGCACTCCGGCGTTTCTCCGCTGAGGGGATATTGTATTTTTAATCCCATAATGTCACCTACTTGTACTTGTCAAATACTGCTTTTTTATCCTCTTCCTCAAACTCCTCTTTAATTCCTACCGCAATCTGGAAGAGGTATTTTGATACGATAAAAGTTGAATTGTTAATGGAGTAAATCTTCTCAAAGGCTCCCTCGCCAAGAAAACTGTCAGCAATTTTTTTGATAAATTCCTTTTCGTCAACCTCCGCCTCTGGGTTCTCTTCAAGTACTTTAATTGTCTTTTCCATGCCTGACATCTTGTCGTAAAAGCTATTCACATTTTTATCGGAGCGGTCAAAATGGAGTGTGAACAATTCGTTGTCATTTTCATCCACAAAAGGGATATCTATAATAGTTGGTCTTGCTTTAATTGGCTTCATTTGTCCTCCTAAAAAGAAAAAGCGGAAAGGTTAGTCCTCTCCGCTTGAATCATCTGTTACTACAGCCATGCCCGCTACCCCCGTACCCGCTACGGCTGCCACGGCCGGGGGTATTATACCCCCGATACTGGGCTTTCTGTAGGCAACTGGTTGTACGTAATGGTACAGGAAAAATCCTCAAATTCCGTAGCATCTCCGGCTCCTGCGATAATGTTCGACACAGTCGCAGGGCCTACCCACTGTTTTTCCCCGTCAGCAGATACAATTTTGTGCCAAACCTTTCTATCATCACCGATTTTGTACTTCATCCCGGCAATCATAGCCTGCGCCGGGTCTTCTGCATCATAGAATCCCTCAAAGCTGTATGCTCCAGCAACTCCTGTCACAGATGTTTCAGGTGTTCCGTCACCATCGTAAAAGCCTGTGTCATCCGTCTGCTCTTCCGTTTCGTCTCCTACGGTGGAAATCCACTTGGCCACCTCCAGCCATTCTGTAGGTGGCGTGGTCGGAGTTGCTGCGGTAAATACTCCGATAAAGTGCCCCCTAAGGGCGTTTTTTAATCTTGACATAATATTACCTCCTAATCTGTTGTTATCTTTGCTTCAAAATCTAGTACAAAAACAAGCCAGCTTTGTTCATCGGCTTGGGTGATGTATGGCTTGTTTGTAATCTGAATTGAATTAAAAGTAAAATCATTGCTCTCTAAGTTGTTTAGATTTTCTATGAAATCTGATATCTGCCAAAGTGAATTTCCCAATATCTCCGGGTCTTGCGACTTCATGGCTATCTCATAATTGAGTGAAATATCCTTTGCCCCGTCCATATACTCCCGGACTTTCTGACCGCCCGGGAGAGGATACATGACAAGGCTTTCTCCGACATCCAGATATCCCTTTTTGATGCGTACCAGGAGGGGAAGGTCGGAATTAATCTTATCTGTTATTGTTTCTATAAAATTCAAATTCCCGCCCCCCTTAAGTATGCTCTTTTCCACGCATCCATGTACATCCCCTTACCTTTTAAGTCCCACCTTGAACCAGTACCTGGAGTTGAATAGTTTCTAAACACAGCCCTGCCGTTGGTTCCGTAAAACTGCGCCTTTGCATATTTTGTATTCCATATTATGGAATCACCCCCACCTGATACATGACCCGTGGTGCGCAGGGTGTTGGATAGCGCAGGCACGAGCGGATTCATGTCAGAAAGCATCTGGTTAGCCATTGCAAATTGCCCTCTACTAACGGCACTTGCATCCAGCTTTTTGTATACGCCGCCCAAGTCAATATTGATACTCACGCCCATTATACCACCTCCAACTCTATTGAATATATGGCGTCTGAGTAAGGCTCATGGTTTTTCAGGACATTGGTTATTATGTGTTCTTGTCCGTCAAACGTGACACGGGATTCTGTAATAAAGTCCTGCATCGGAGTAGTTAGTCCGGCATAGCAAAAGACAACAGCATTGTACAGGATGACTCTGCCCCCTGATGTGTAGCTGTACTTTGTAGTTCTGTCTATCCTCACATTGGAAATAGTGACGGGGGCCGCATACATAGGCCGCTGGTAATCATCCTTTTCGGTTATCTGTTCATATACCATTTCGTCAACAAGTGTTTCTATCGGCGGTTTGGGTATCACCATACCGGGCACCCCCTTATCCCTCTATACAATAACCCTGTTCCTTCCAGTGCTATGTATACGTCTTCCGCTACTAAGCTCTTTGTTTCGTTTGCTCCTGCCGCATTATATCGACTGACGTTAGAAACACTTGTACGGCCTATTGAGAACGTTTGAGGGGCCTTATTAATTCCTTCATAGGTGTCTGCTCCAAGTTCGGAGAAATAAACTATCTGATAAGCCAGGGCCTCCTTGAATTTATCCACTCGGAACTTATAGTCTTTCGTTATATCATTGAATATATAGAAATTGTCGGTGATGTTATCAAGGATTGCAGAAGCCTTTTTAATACGCTTGTTGTAATCATCCTGTGATACTGTATTCTCACCTACAATATTCTGTAATTCAGTATAGGTTAAGTAGTCAGCCATGTTCTTCCCTCCAAAAAAGAGGAAAGCTTTAGCCTTCCTCTAATAACTGAATCAGTGTTGATTTATTGCTATTGGATTTGTAGGATATACCGATATCATCCAATAACGCTTTTAGCTGAGCATTTGTCATTGTACTGTAATCAGCAGAGCTTTCTAACGCCCTGCCTACGGCACCACCGCTTTTACCACTTTAGCTACAGCCTTTTTATTGTCATCAATAATAAATTCTCCGGCCTTTCCTGCGCCCTGTAATGCCACGCCGTCAAAGTCCTCTGACTCAATGGTTCTTGCGGTATTAATTCCTGTAAAAGCCTTTCCTACATTCTGAACATATATGTAAGCGTATTCGTCTGTCTGGAACAGTGAATCAGGAGTCTCCTTAATTTGGAATCCCTTGAAACGTAAAATACCGTTTTCATCAATATTTACAGATGAATTCTTTCCCGTAGTAACAAGCGGATGATCTACAATTGCATTGTATAATTCAGTATTAACTGCTGCTACCTTTGTACCGATCGCTTCAATATTTACGTAGTAAGCTGACAGTGCATTGAATAACGCTAATACAGAATCTGCTGTAAAGTCTGCGAGCTCTTCCTCGTGCCCCGCAACAGAGGAAATAAATGCACTGTGCTGTGCGTTGAACTTCTGTACCTTAGCCTGTGCCTGGAGGTCAAGCCTATCTGCGATAGCTGCGCTTAGGTCGTTGTTTACCGTGTGTCGGTCAATTCCTTCGTGGAACTTCCACCCCCAGGTGTAGGGAACGTCGGTATCTGTGTAGATAATCTCTGTTCTCTCCCCGAATCTGGTTGAATTCCCTGTTCCGGTTCCAAACGCCACATTTGCCCCTTTATTGTAAGTACCTACTACAACCGGGATGTCGGATGTCTTAACGCTAAATGCTGTTGCGTTGTGCTGTACGCCGTCGAGTGCCTCAATCCCACCTCCGAAGAAATCCCCGAAGTAGGACTGTTTTCTGAATACTGCCTGTAGTAACTGTCTGAACTGTTTTTGATAGCTTCTTGCTGCTAAATCATTGTTTAATGTTGGCATAATTTACCTCTTTTCTACTCATATTTTGCTAGTTTCGCTGTGAATGGGTCTGCCGGGTCGGCGTTCTTCCCTTTGGCGTTCCCGGGTGTTACGATTTTAGGAGTTGCAGGATTCTGCGGGTCAGGGTCTTTTTCCTGAAACAGAAAGGGCTTTTCCTCCTGGATTTTCTCCAGCTGGTCTTTTAAGCCGTGAAGTCCGTCGTCCGTGACATTGATAGACTCCTTATTGATAAGGCTCATCACGATATCACTGTCCAAAGTGCTACTATCCTTTAAAGCCAGTTTTATAGCAAAGTCTTTCTGTTGCTCTTTCATAGCCGACTCGGACTCAGCCTTGGAATTATCGAACGCCGTCTGTAACTCCGTGAGCTGTTTAGTCAGCTCCTCGTTCCCCTTGGCTGTTTCCTTTAGAGTTTCAAGCTCTGTCTGGTTGGTTGTTAGTTGTGTTTCTAACTGCTCTTTCTGGGACTTCATCTTGGCGTACCGTTCGTCAAGTTTTTCCTCGCTCGCGAGAAAGAACTTGTTTTCTGCCATACCGCCTGTGATTGTCTCTGCCTGTTCCTCGGTCAATCCCTTGGAAATTAAATACTCCTTAAATGTCATAATGTTTCCCTCCTATACGCTTTTTTACGTGGTCGCATCACTGTTCGTTAAGTAACATGAGCCTTTTTACGCCTTGCCCGGGGCAATAAAAAAGACCGTTAAGGTCATTTTTTCTCGTAGTTAAATGTCTGTATGAGAGTGTCTATTGGAGTGTATACTTTTTCCCGGTTATAGTCTCTTGTCAGGTGCTCGTTACTGTCAACCAGCTCTCTTAACTTTCCTTGCAATCCTCTCACTTTGCGGTCGTAAAACTTTGCACTCTTCGTATCCCATAATTCCTCGGATATCATTTTACTTTTCTTGTTTTTAACAACCGCTCTTTCAAGCCTTCTTTGCTTCGTCTGGAGGTTTCGGACGATTGCGTTCTCTTTCTCGTCGTATTTCGGTTGATTGTTGACATCCACACCGGGGACAAAGGTTATCCAGTTATGTCTACAGTTGCACCCCCTATGTCCTCCTGGGTCACCGTAATCGGCTTGCCAGTATGGGTCATAAAGAGAGAGGTATTTACTGTCGGGTGGTATTTCGGATTGCTGTCTTAAGTCCACAACATTTCCCTGTATCCTCGTGCAAGCTTTCCTCGCCCCCATGTGAGATGTAACTACAACCGTATGCACGCCATATTCTTCCATGCGGGAAGTCCGCAGCTTGTTATAAGTGTTGGATAGTGTGGATTGTAAAACTGTCCTAACATACCGCTCCATGCTCCATGTGTGACCGCCCTTGTCAATAAAGG